TCGCCTTTCACCTCACCGGCCAGTACCCGGACTGGTGGAAGGGCAAGCGGTGGGCGCGTGGCGTTACCGGATGGGCGCTGGGCGAGTCGATGGAATCCACCCGCGACACGTTGCAACGCCTGTTGCTGGGCCGCCCGAGCGAGTGGGGCACCGGCACCATTCCGCAAGCCTCGATCCTCGACATCAAGCGGGCGCAAGGCATCGCCGATTCGGTCGATTGCATTTTCGTGCGCCACGTGTCCGGTGGCGTGTCGCGCCTGTACTTCAAGTCCTACGAGAAGGGCCGATCAAAGCTCCAGGGCGAGACACTGGACTTCGCCGCGCTGGACGAGGAACCTCCACTGGACATCTACACCGAGGTCTTGACCCGCACCAACGCGACCAAGGGCATTGTCTGGATCACCTTCACGCCGCTGCTGGGCATGTCGGAAGTGGTGCGCATGTTCCTCCAGAACCCGACCGCCGACCGATCGGACACGAACATGACCATCGACGACGTGGATCACTACTCGAAGGAGGAACGTGACCGGATCGTGAACAGCTACCCAGAGCACGAACGCGAGGCCCGCGCCAAGGGCATCCCGATTCTGGGCAGTGGGCGCGTGTTCCCAGTGGCCGAGTCGCTCATCACGGTGCCAGACTTCCAGTTACCCGACCTGTGGCCACGCATCGCTGGCATGGACTTCGGCTGGGATCACCCGAGCGCCGCCGCATGGCTGGCATGGGATCGAGACGAGCACATCCTGTACATCTACGCCGCGCTGCGCGAACGCGAGCACACCGCCGCCGAGTTCGCACCCGGCATCCTGTCCTTCGGCCCATGGATCCCCGTGGCGTGGCCAGCGGACGGCCTGCAACACGAGAAGGGCACGGGCTTCCAGTTGGCCGAGCAGTACCGGCAGGCTGGCGTCAATATGCTGCACGAGCACGCGCAGTTCCCCGAGACTGGCGACGAGTCGGGCAACAAGATCAGCCGGGTATCCGTGGAGGCTGGCTTGCAATCCATGCTCCAGGGATTCAAAGCCAACGATCCAGCAGAGTACGCACGCCAGCAGGAGCTACTGAACCGGGCAGGGCGCAGCCACGAGAAGCCGATGCGCATCCGAGTGTTCGCCAGCCTGGGCGATTGGTTCGAGGAATTCCGCCTGTACCACCGCAAAGATGGCAAGGTAGTCAAGTTGCAGGACGACCTGATGGCTGCCACGCGCTACGGCTACATGATGCTGCGCTACGCCGTCACACCACCCGACCCGCACAAGCAGGCACTCAACCACCGGAGGGACTATGACTGGCGTGCCGGTTGATTCACTCGCAGCGGAACAGGACTTCGGATTCGGGCCAGCGCCCCGCCGCGCCCGCCTGAATTTCCTTGGTATGCACCACCTTCGCACGCTTGCCGCTGCGCTGGCAGTGGGCGTCAGCCTCCTGTATCGCAGCCGCTTTCAGCGAATCGGTTGTCACCCAGAATCCGCCGCCTTGATGCGTGACCGTGGCCAAGCCTTCACCACGCGGCACGACGCCCGTTGTTGGTGTGGCGCACCCAACCAGCGCCAGCACCATTGCTGCAACCACTCCGCTTTTCATCATGACTCACCCCTTTCTTTGCCTGCCGTCGAATTGCTGGGCCGTGCCCACAATACCCTAGGGGCAAAGCATAACCGGACGGGATTTCTATGCCAATCGGCGACATTCAACTGAACAACGAGGCGATTGACCGCGATTACGCGGGCTATCCCGGCGCCAACGCGGGCGGGCCAACGATGCCGCAACGCTTTCAGCACGACCAAAAGCCCCGTGGCAATGTCGTCATGGGCGAAGCGCCCACCGATGACGGCGGGCCAAACGCCATTCCTGACGACCTGACCGACACTGCGCTGCCCCGCGCCCAGGTCGAAATGTTCCTGCGCGAGATCAAGCATCAGCCCCACTGGCGCCGCGAAGCCGACCGGGCCGCAGACTACTACGACGGCAACCAGCTTTCCCCGGAAACCGTCGAAAAGCTCAAGGATCGCGGCCAGCCGCCGCTGATCGCCAACCTCATCAAGCCGACCATCGACACCGTGCTGGGCATGGAGGCCAAGACCCGCACCGACTGGCGCGTGCGACCCGAGGACGACGAGGAATGCGACGACGATCTGGCCGAGGCGCTGTCGCTCAAGCTCAAGCATGCCGAGATCGAGTCACGCGCCGACCGCGCCGTGTCCGACGCCTACGCCGCCCAATGCAAGGCGGGGCTGGGCTGGGTGGAGGTGGCCCGCGAGCACGACCCGTTCAAGTGCCCGTACCGCGTCAAGTACGTCCATCGCCGTGAAATCTTCTGGGACTGGCGGGCCGAGCAGCCCGACCTGTCCGACGCCCGGTATCTGGTGCGCCGCCGCTGGCTGGAACTGGAGCACGCCATTGCGCTGATGCCGCAGTACGCCACGTTGTTCCGCATGACGACTGGAGGCTGGGCAGGCTTTGACCCGCTGCTGGAGCAGGACTCGCGCCTAGTGCAGTCATGGGAGATCGAGCGCGACACCCGCATTGCCGCCGTGGATTGGCGCGACATCCAGCGCATGCGCATCTGCCTGTACGAAATCTGGTATCGCAAGTGGGTGCGCGGCTACATCATGACGCTGCCCAACGGCACGACCATGGAAGTCGATTTCAACAATCCGCGCCACAACGAGGCCATCGTCGCCGGGTTCGCCAAGGTCAAGCAGGCCACGTTCCAGAAGGTGCGTCTCGCGTGGTACACCGGCCCGCACTTCCTTTACGACGTGCCTAGCCCGTATAAGCACAACCAGTTCCCCTACGTGCCGTTCTTCGGCTACCGGGAGGATCTGACCAACGTGCCCTACGGCTTGATCCGCGCCATGATTTCGCCACAGGACGAGATCAACGCCCGCAAGTCCAAGATGCTGTGGAGCCTGAACAGCCGGCGCGTGGTGACAGATTCGGATGCTGTCATCGACCACAACAAGGCCGCTGGCGAAGTGGCCCGCCCGGACGCCTACATCATCCTCAACGCCAACCGCAAGCCGACCAGCACGTTCCGTGTCGATCCGGGCGGCGAACTGGCCACGCAGCAGTTCCAGGTGATGCAGGAGAGCAAGCAGGAGATCGCCGAGGCCTCCGGCATCCACAAGGTCATGATGGGCCAGAGCACCAACGCATCATCAGGGCTGGCCATCAACTCGCTGGTGGAGCAGGGCTTGAACACCCTGGCCGAGATCAACGACAACTACCGCTATGCCCGCCGCCTGGTGGGTGAAATGCTGTTCGAGTTGGTCAAGCAGAACCTGATGCAAGGCCCGTCTCGCGTCATCGTGGGCGAGGGCAAGAGCAAGAAGGTCATTCCGCTGAACCAGCCGACCGTCGACGAGCAGACCGGCCAGCCATTCACCCTGAACGACGTGGCCAAGGTCAAGGCCAAGGTGGTGCTGGACGACATCCCGAGCACGCCGACCTACCGCATGCAGCAGTTGCAGATGCTGACCGAGATCACCAAGAGCCTGCCGCCCCAGTTGCAGGGCTTCGTAGTGGATTTCGTGATCGAGGCGACCGACATGCCCGGACGGCACAAGCTGGCCGAGCGCCTACGCGCCGCTGTCGGCATCCAAGACCCCGAGCAGCAGCAGGCCGCAGCACAGGCGCAAGCCCAGGCACAGGCCCAAGCGCAGCAGCAGGCAGACGCTATGGCACAAAAAACCTTTGTTTTGGATGCAGCAGAGGCCGCTGCAAGAATCAGGAAGCTGAATGCGGAGGCAGAGGAAACCATGGCGAGAATTCGTCAAACATCCATGCCGCTAGTTCAACCGCAGCCGCCTGTCATCCAAACACCGATCATCCAGTAGTCACTTCCCCGCAGCCGCCTATTGCCCGCCTATACGGCGGGCTTTTTTTGCCTGTTGCCTATTTCCGCAACCGCGATAAAATCTCAACACATCATTGCGGAGTGAGTAAAAATGAACTTTCAGGATCGAGTACGGGAACTGCTGAACTACTGCCCTGATACCGGCACATTCACTTGGCGCATGAAGCGGAGAGGCAGGGCCAGAATTGGAACGATAGCAGGCACGAAGCACCCGAAGGGCTACATCCGCATCTCGATTGACCATGTGGATCATCTCGCGCACCGGCTGGCATGGATATTCGTGCATGGCCCCATAGACGACAGCATGGTGATTGACCACATCAACGGCAACCGAAGCGACAACCGCATCGAAAACCTGCGCCTAGTGACTGGCATACAGAACGCCAACAACCAACAGACACGCCTTGCCGGTGAGCGTAAGGCCATGCTTGGCGCCAGCTTCCACAAACCAAGTGGCAAGTGGATTTCCCGCGTGAAGATCAACGGCAAGGACAAATACCTTGGCCTGTTCGACACGCCAGAGCAGGCAAACCAGGCCTATCTGTCTGCGAAACGCGAGATCGTCAAGGATTTACGCCTGCGAGTCGAATTGCTCTGACGACCCTATATTCACTCCCACGATAAGCGATTCCCCGCCATGGGTTATTGGTGCTTATCGGAACCCTCGCAACCAACGCGATACGTGGAGTGAAGCAAATGGCCATCGAACTTGATCTGAACAACTTATCCGACAACCCAGAGGAC